TTTCAAATGCCGTCCTGTCGCGCAGAGAATCGTGCTGTGCTTTGATTTCATCCTGATCGGTAGCAACTACCTCGGGGACTCCGCGCGAGTCTGCTACAGCCCTTTTTGTGCGTTCTAGACGGAACTCCACGAAGGGATATTCACCATGTGCGTAGTCCAGAAGCTCATGGATAGCGTACTGAGGGATGTCAGCCTTGCTTGCTGCCATCGTGGGGCAGAAAACAGTGTAGTAGATGCAGGGTTTACCGTCGTCCAGCGACCTGGTGTACGCATAAACCACCTCGATCAGGTTCTTCCGGTCAATCTCCCGGTAAGCCAGCGATGTTGAGGCTGTTTCAAAGCCAATCAGGTTGTCTGTGCTGTAGGAGTTGCCAGATTTAACAGCATTCTCGACCCACTCAGCATCCCAGCCGGCCGTTTCGATCTTCTCACGCAGTTCAACCTCGGTGTGCCAGCAACGACGGAAGATTACACGGGCGTTTTGTAGGTCAATCGTCTCTGGAGGGAAGGCAATCTCGTCCCAAGGCTTCAGTGCAAGCACCAATGGAAGGTTTTTGGACACATACTCCTGCTCATACGAGCCAGATCCGGTCTCACGAAGGTCACGAACCAGTTCTTTTGCGTCATCAAGCTCCAAATCAGGGATGATCCCTTGGAAAATGGTGGCAGCTTGGTCTTCTGACTCGGGATTAGCCACAAGATCTGGCAACTGAGCCAGTAAACTTCCAGGTTCAAACCGCTGAGAGTTCATTGCGAACTCTTCAAACGTAAATTTCTGCTTGCGAAGACCTAGCCGTTGCTCCCAGCCAGTGAACATTACTACCCAGCCGTACTGAGTAGCATACTGAGCAGCCAATTCTGCTTCACGCAGCAGTTCCCGTTGCAACTTGTTGTCCCTAACCCACTTGAGAAGGGTTGTCGCTGCACTAGAAATAGGCAAATCACTAATCTCAGTGGCTGCTCCACGGATGTCTGCCCTAGAGAATGTTGCTAAAAGCAGTGCTGAAAGCTCGTTACAGACAGAATCAGCCAACCTGCACCGGACATCACTCGCACCTTCAAATGGAAAAGCCGGATTACCATTGTCACGATACTGGGAATGCTTCTTCCCATCGTCAGTTTGTCCCGACCAACGAGCAAAACGAATGTCATCTAGCCCATTTACGCGGGCACCATCCAGTCCAGTCCAACAAGCCCTGCGCCATTCGTCCAAAAGGACGTTAATGTCGGGCTCGTCAGCAAACATTGCTAGTTGGTCAACACTCTCTTCTTTCATTCAAAATCCTTTCAACATCTAAAGACAGGTATCTTCTATGCCCGCCGGGCGTAGTCACAAAGGGCAACACGCCATCCCTAACCAATTTTAGCAGGGTTGGACGTGAAACACCCAAAGTCTTACAAGCCAGCTTAGGGCTGAGTAGCCAAGGATCTATGTCCTCTTCAACCTCACACTCGTCAATAGCTTCCATGCTTGACTGTGATCATGTTGGCGAATCCACCAGACCGTTGGTAGGTTGGTCCCATCACGCAGATATACCCCAAGCAGTCGATGGGATCTTTAGAAGCACCTTTCTGCCCGTCAACCCCTGTCCATTCTCTCAATGAGTAAATCAGGTTGGAACACCTCTCTGAAACAAAGAGTCGCGGTGTATTTTCAGCACTGATCTCTTCAGCCTTATTAAAGGAAAGCAGGTCATTGATTAATAAGACCCGTTCATCGACCAAAACACCCACCGAAGGGACGAAGGTGAGTCCAGATTCATCCAGAAGGTCCAGGAGCGTAATACCGCCCTCCTTGGAGGCTGTAGGTGTACCCGCGGCACGAGGGTCAATGTATCTCTCCTCTATCTCCTCGTCACCCTCCAAGTCAGTAATCAACTGACAGTAATCAGCTACACCCCGGCCAGCCCCTGCCCGTTGAGCGGGACCGGGCTTACCATCTGGGCGTTCTGAAGGGAGAGACCATTCTCCGTAAGTGTCATCCGGCCATTCCCGGTAGATGTATAGCTTTCCATCCGGGGTTGCTCTTGCCCACAGCATGAACCAGTTTCTTGCTCCCGCTGGGTCCACAACCATGAAGTTCGTGCCCTCGGTTGGAACTTTATCGTGCGGAATGACGGAATGTTCATTGAAGTTAGGGAACTGGCTTCCAGCAGTTGTTTCAGCCCAACCGTATGCACGAATCTTGATGTCATAACTACTCCTCCCTTTTAGGGTTCTCTCCATCGTCTCGAAAGACGAGAAGGGGTTCATCTTTGTGTGATACCAAACAATACCAGCCCTTCCAGCACGGGCATCTGCCTTGAAAGGCATATGGCCCATAGGCACCCCAGCTACGTTCTGCCCGGGCAACAAGTCTGACTTGAGCCAACTGGTAAACCTACAGCCGGCCACATACTCCTTCACCACTTGGGTGTACCCAGTAATCGGGGTAAACGTGATCAGCAACTTGCCCTGACGGGTTACCAGACGATACCTAAGCGTCTCCAACCAGTCTTGAGGTACAAGCTCATCACACCAGATCAAATCCGGTTCACCACCCTCAATGACCTGCTTGTCCTGAGCATAGTTCAGGAACCAAACCTGATTCGTATCGTACACCCCAGTGTTGTCAGAGAACCCGTTCTTCTGACTGTACGAAAGGTTCGTATACTTGCTCTTCCTAGCGTTCCTAAGCTCTTTTGGAAGGTACTTGTATACCACATTCTGCTGGAATGCGATGGACGACTGGTTGGTGGTATGTAGGCACCAGATCTTCAATCCCCGCCTATGGCACCTGTCCTTCATCCACTGAGGCCAAGGCACCTCTCCCCGTTCGTAACCAACCAACATCTGGGCAACACGACGAGCCGCCCATTCAGTCTTGCCGCTACGGTTACCGCCCAGGACCAACGCCTCGTCTCGGTCATTCAGAACCTCATCAGCAGCCTTCCAGTGGTCCGGCTCATGCGCATATCGAAAAGGGTCATCCAACTCAGCAGCTACCCGGACATCCCGGTTGGTTAACCTACGGCCAATCTCGTCAGCACCCAGCTTTGCAACCGCTTTCCTTAACCACTCCTCAGTAGGAGTCTCGATTATCGGATGCGGGATACACTTGTGAGCAAGAACCTTTTCTAAGGTCCAGCCAAGTGGATTCTCTACCTGCTGCTCTTCCATCACAGATGCAGGTTTGCGTGGGTAATCAGGGTAGAAACAGTCAGGTCAAACTGGAAGTACATCTCATCCTCAGTCACAGCCGAGGTGAACAACGGCAAAGAACCGTAGTCTTCCAACTCAATCCTCACCTCCAGAGCATCATCCCGCGCAATCTCCATGTCATCCTCATCAAACTCCAACCCACGCATCAAAGACTCATGGGTAACCTTGGCCAAGTTGAGGTGGTCCACATCCTGCAAGAAGGCAATCATCCACTCCAATAGCATCGCACCCTGCGGGGTAATGTCACCCTGAAGCTCGTACTCAAGCAGGGCCAAGTTGGGAAACTTCTGTTCAAGCAGGTCAGCAATTCTCATTCGTCTCATGCTCATAAAGGTCTCCACGCAGTCCATTTACCATCAACAGACCGAAACACTACACGATCACCAGTACGCACACTCTCGGGCCGTATAACCCCAAGAAAAGCCTCACCAGTATTATCCTGAAAGTACCTTAGCCTCTGGTTAGGCAACCGAATACCAAAGGCAACACCCTCCCTGAACGGAGGCTCACCAACGACAACAACTTCATGCAACTCAGCCTCACTGACACGCAGCTTGCCTAGTACAATTCTAAGCATTTCTAACGGAACATGAGTAGAACCAGCTAGAAACGGGAACCACCTGACAAGCGTGCCAACACTGATACCAAGCGATTCACTCAGGCTGAGTAGGCTCAACCCAGAAACACGCTGAACAGCCAGTAAATCACAAGAATCGGTATCGAGAACACCAGCGTTACTAGGACAACCAGCGACACCAAGTAATGTAGAGTCGCTCCCGTTAGGTAGATCAGATCCAAGATGCTTTTCATGGCTTACAACACACTGAGTACCCAGCAAAGCGCAATCAGCGGTACAAAGACCACCAGCACAGTCAGTATCACCATCGCATAAATCAGATCCAAGACGCTGTTCATATCCAACAACACTGTCATGCCATAAAGCCACATTACAAGCTGAATCGATAGGACATACCACACGGCCACACAAAGCCTCACAGCGGGCATCCTTGGGGCATAGCGGGCTATCACACGGCTCACCCTGCTCACCAAAGGGCTTTTGGGGCAAAAATTGTGAGGGGGGGGAGGCAACGATATTTTCTTTCGCTTCCCGAGCTTGGACCCCCTCCCCCCCTACCTGCTTCACCTCGCTTTCAGCCGGGGCACCTTCCTTTGGCACCCTTTTCCCCCGGGGTTTTCCCTTTGGCCA